CGTCTTCTTGTTCAATACCACAAGAATCCATAATACTATAGCGTCTCGCGTAAGTTAATGCTGAACCATAACCTTGCGGGTTCTGACGATCAGCCGGAACATAAATCAATCCACCTGAAATTTGCTCACCTGTCTCATGCATGAATATGGTTTCTACCTTGACACCGTTGTCGCAATCATGTGTCTTTTGTATCAGGGCAATACCATGGTTGTTTAGTGCATCAATCACGGCTTCTACACAACCCGCCAAGTCCACATACTTTGATTTAAAGTGTGGGTTGGTTGATGTTTTAAGAGCTGGGGCAAACTCTTTTTGTGCTTCGACAAATGCCTTAGCAATCCCCAAAGTTTTCTCTGTCATAATCTTCTCCAAAGTAGTTTAATATTAATGCGACACGTCTACGTTTATCAGTCACCCTTCTTGATATGATGTCTAAAAACATATTCGCATCTTTGCGTGCGTCTGCGTTATACTCTTCCTGACGTATCACGGTTTCATAGTACTCTTGACCATCATCTAGGTATTGATCATCCATTGCCTAACTCCCTTATCTTTAGTTTATTAGCACGAATGGTTCTCGCTGGTCTAGCGGGTACCACCTTTTCAGGTGTTGCTTTATAGTTGATCGTTGTCCAGGTCACTTTATAATCACCCGCAATACCATAAGCATGATCACGCATATCATTCATGATCTCGACTTGTAGTTTTTTCTCTTGCTCTTCCAAGTCAGACATCATTTCACGTAACTCGACAATGCGTTTAACAAGATCTGCTTTATGCGATAGATCCGTTTCCGTCTTATCAGGCTCATCAAAGATCGTTGCTGCTTCCTTTGGATCTTCAATGTCATACCACTCGACTTCATCGTTGTTTTTATACTTATCTAAACGACGTTGAAAGTCCAGGATCGCTTCATGCATCTTCGCAATGACTTCCTCATCTCGTTGATATATAAAGACTTTTAGCGTTGTGCCTTTGTATAGCACACACACTGCGCCCCACTTGGCACCATAGGTATCCATCTGCATTTGCAATTGGAGTACGCCACGATAGAGTGGTAGTTCAGTAGCTGATTCAATATCATGAGCGGTGAGTTTTGCTTCCAGGATCCCTTCACCTTCCATAACAATCTCATCTGCATTGGCACAGACGATGCCTTTGTCTAAGTCAGTCATGATGGTTTTGCCATTGCCTTTGACTGAGCCGTCAAGACTACATGCAAAGGGTAAGGATTCATGAAAGTATGGTTTATCATGATTAGTTTTTGGATTGCCTAACCCAAGCCGCACTGCTGATTCATTGAGAATCATGGCTTCGAGTTTGTTACCCCAATCCATTGACTCATTGGATTTAAACTCCGGCTCAATGCCTGAGATCACATCCATCTTTTGTTTAAGTAGTTGATTGACTGTCATAAAGCGTGATGCACCCATCAATACAGGTACTTCACTTGCTGACAGTTGGTCATTCGGTGTCAGTTTACCGACCATTGCGTTCCCTTTCATTTAATAGTTCTAAGAAATTGTCAAGATCATTGACCATTGAAAACCAATCGTCCATTGATAACTCACCACGTCTTTCGAGTTCAAAGATGTAGTTGATTAATTGTCGGACTTTAGTTTTGAGTAGAGTTTTCTCTTGATGTGTTGTCATATCGTTTACCTTTCATGGTTTCATTAATACATTCTAAGTTAGTCTTTAAATAGACTGTTGATCCAGGATCGATCTGTTCAAAAGCTATGCCATTGTTACATAACATTCCTGGTTCCCTTTCATTATAAGATATCTTTAATTTGATTGCAAGATCATAGATCAATGCACCAACAAAAGCACCTAGAATAAAAAGACTAGCGTGTTTTAGGTTCTGGACGATCATCTTCTATGCCTTTCTTTAACAAGTAATCTTCAATAGCTAGATCATCTAGCCAATCTTGTCCGTTCTCATATCCGCCATAAGTTTGATCATCATGCGCCATAAGATAACACCAAATAACAGCCTATGCCTATCATGCCGAACCAAATAAAACCCCCTATAATGTCGTTTATGAGTGTTTTAATGCGCCTTTTGCGTGCTAGATCCTCTAGCATTTGCGGGTTTATGTCGGATAAGTATCTATCAAAGTTAGTCATAATTTAACCTTTCTTAGTTTATTTATGTCACGGACGCCTCACGGCGTTTCGCTTACTTAAAGCTCGTCAGCGTGACTGATCTGTTTACAGAAAGACCAATATTCCTCAGAAACATAAACCGTGGCTCCTTCCTCGTCTCTGATTTCATTGAGATTGTCATCCAAAAGAATGCCGTCCTCGTCTATGATGTTGCTAAACTCTTGCCAGTTGTCTTTTATATAACTCATATTATTCTCCTTAACAGTTGTACCAAGTATTGATTGCTTCTTCTAGGTCAACATTATCTGTGAATGTGGCTGTTGCCGAATCACCGCCCCAGTAGCCTTTGACTGTTTGGGATACTGTGTTGACATAGATATTAGGACCACCAAAGGCAACCAAAAGCTCAGCCCCTCTGAGTGATCTGTCAGAATTGAGTATCCAGTTGACATCCAGGACACCTTCAAGGTAGTCAAAAGCATTGAATTCGCCGTCAACGCCTTCAAGCTCTGGATCAAATCCGTTGGTGAGTTGTTCTGCTATGTGTTGCACGTGTTGTTGTAGTTCTTTAGCCATTTTGTTACCTTTCATAGTTTATAAAATGATGTTACGGGATCATAATAAGATATCTAATTGGATAATGTCAACAGTGATTTGAATAAAGTATCATGATCGTTATGTTAATAAGTTTTGCTTATGGATAACAATGGCTTATCGTTAGGCGTATGATGATAAGTTTAACCTATCACATGTAATAGGAATGGATAGGAACTAGTTGGATTTGAATCTCTCTCTCATCTATCTAATCTCTACCCCTCATCCTATTTCATACCTTTAAACCCCTATATTGACATGGTATCTTTTTACGATCCTGGAAACTTCATACGATTTGGAAAAGTTAGAATTGCATATTACAGAAAAGCGACCTTATCCCCCCCTACGGGTATCCTATATCGGTAGGTATCATACTCAAATTTTTCCCACTTTTCTCAGTAATCGTTCATTAGATATCCTAAAGACATTTTCTTTGTCTATATTGTCCATATCGCGCCAGTTAACGATTTCAGAGCGTGTGCGACCACAAGAAGCACACAGCTCGATATCGTCTATCGTAACCAGTTTACATTGAAACGTGCATGGAGATTCTGTTGCAACCTTTAGGTTGTCATCTGGTTTACCTGTTGTCATATTCTTTTTTTATATATATAAAAAAATGTTAACAAGCATGTTAACAAGTTGTCATTAAGTGTTACGAGATTGTTAGAAACATAGAACCAAACCCGAAGAAAAAAGGTATTTTCGGAAGACATCGTTAGATGGATAGCTCTCGTTTATCTAGTACCATGAGTTATCAATTCATGTCCGCTTTCACGATTCCCGATACCTTATAGACTATACTGCTTGTCAAGTAGAGGAGACCTCTGCGGTTAAACACGTTTATCCTGGTCTGTCGCTATCTACATTCCAGAGGACTGGGTCATAGTCCCGTTATTAATATATTAGCATAATTGGTGTTGAAATCAAGTTATGCTTTTTCCACACACTAAATAAATTTACAGTGTGGTACTTGAACTTGACTATCTTTGAGATATACTATTAGTATGGAATACAAGATACCTGAATCGATACAGATACAAAAGTTAAGGAATAAAGATCACAGACATTTTGTAGTCATACCATTTAAAGCAGTACTCGATAAGAAAGTGACCAATGGGAATATCAGAGTATTAGCAGTATTAGCTGGTTACTGTAACAAACAAGGGTTTAGTATTGTAGGCATAAGGACATTGGCTGAGAAACTCAAAGTGACTTACCCTACCATACAATACCACTTACAGAAACTGATGAAGTTAGGTTATGTAGAGATGAGACCGAAGTCAGCTTATCCTGGCATCCGAGGTAACCTTAGACGGATTGTCTATGACAGTACCGTGAAGTGGGATGATGTGAAAGGTTATATGCTCGACAATGAAGACATTAACTACATTAAACGTTATAACGAGATAGAGAATGCCAAAGACAAGAAGTAAGTTTAAAAAAGACTTAAGTCGTGGTGTCAAAGTAGAAGACTTTGTATTACAGAAGATTAAGAATAAGTATCCGGAAGCCAGACGCATTAGTGGGTACTGTAAAGAATATGACATTTGGATCCCAGAGATTAATCAAGGGATTGAAGTCAAGTATGATCCGATGAGTAATCAGACAGGTAACATTGTCATTGAGATCGAGATGGGTGGTAAACCCTCTGCACTATCAACGACAAAAGCACATCAATGGATCTTTTACGATGACAAAAATTTAGTGAGTATGAGTCCTCGTGAAATTAAAGAATGTATTATTAGAAATAATGTCAGGTTAGTGACGTTTACCGGACCAGGGGATACAAAAAGTAAAAGAGCGTACCTTGTTCCTAAAGACATATTATTTCAAGCGGGAAAGTATATTAATGTTTGAGTATTGTTTAGTGGTGTGGGTCACAATGGAAGATCCACAATACGTAGGTAACTTTATGAGTTGTGCTGTAGCAACGAAGTATGTACAAGAGTATTATGCTGATGCGCCATACACATCTTGCCTACATGAAGATTATATTGTGTTGCCGGAAGGCTTTATTAAAAGAGAGGTGCATTATGAGTAATAATGATGGAGTAGGACCAGGTGGTAAAGGTGATAAACAAAGACCAACAGATAAAAAGAAGTTTGATGAGAATTTTGATCGTATCTTTGGGAAGAAAGAAAAAACAGAAGATGTAGATGGTAATACGTTTCGATGGAGAAATTACAAAGAGATTAAAGAATATCTTAAGGAAACTAAAAAGAAATGACATTGCGTGAGTTCTACAATATAGTCATCAAAGAGTTTAATGATGGTCAACCATTAGATTATAAGTTTACTGATAAAGATGGTTACTGGAAGATGACCAAAGGGTTTACAGGTCATGGCATGAAAGAGATGCGAGCATCACAATGGTTACGTTTAATGGAAGACGTTAAACGCGATGTAGCCAAAGAACATGAGAATGATACACGGAGTCGTGGACGTCCGACAAAAAAGGTCCAAAACAAATATGTAGGAGACTTGTATGAGTGATCTAAAACCGTTCTTAGTTCGTCTCACTCCTCAAAGTGTTGAGTTACTAAACAAGACTGCGAAGGAACATGAGAAGACTAAGGCAAGCATTATCAACGATGCGATCAAAGCTTACTGTACTAAAGACATTAATGCGAGATTGAATCGACTATGACACCAACACTAAGATATGAATTGCCCTACCCGCCTAGTGTGAATAATTATTGGCACGCATCGGGAAAGCGAAGGTATATCTCTCCAGCTGGAAAAAAATTTACTGAAGAAGTGTTTGCAGTAGTTAAACAGGCTGGTTATAAAAGCTTTGGCGATAAGAGTCTTGGTATTAGTGTTATGATACATCCTAGATCGAAACGTAAGTTTGATTTAGATAATACACTCAAAGCAATACTAGATGCATTAATGAAGGCTGGATGTTATGATGATGACAGTCAATTTGAATACATCGAAATTGCTAGAGGTGAAGCAAAGGATGGTGGCGCAGCTGTCGTCCATATTTATGAACTAGAAAAGGAAGAAGAATAATGGCACAAGATAATGGCTATCAACCAAAACCTGGTACAGGTTCTGTATTTAAGAATGACAACAAGACTGAAGATTGGCATGCAGATTGGCGTGGTAAGATTCTAATGCCTGATGGCTCTGAACACTATTTAGATGTTTATGACAATGTTAGTAAAAGTGGCGTCGAGTATAGGAGCGTCCGAATTGGTAATCCTGTGGCGAACCAAGCTGGGCAAGCACCAGTACGTCATACGCAGCCAGCGGGTGATGTTGTGGAAATGGAAGACGATTTACCCTTCTAATGGCAGAGACTAAAAACAAAAATAAACCAATTCCAAGTCTGTCAGGGTATGGCGGTGTAAGAGCCTTGCAAAAGAACTTGGAGCGTAGTACGACCATCGCAGCAAATCGAGAAGCCGTGGCTTACTCGTTGCTGTGTATGGCGAATACGAAGTTATCTGATATTATGGAATGGGATGAGGAAGGTAACATCAAAGTTAAAGCAAGTAAAGACATTCCAGAAGCAGCCATGCAATCAATCAAGCGCATTAAGACGGATCCTAGAACTGGTGCAATTGAGATTGAACTATGGGATAAAGTGCAGACACTAAGATTATTAGCTAAAGCGAGTGGCTTACTAGACAATCCTGATGAGTCAGACAAACCATCAGTGATTGGGATTAACGTTAAAGCACCTGAGATAATTGATAATGAAGAATAAAGCATCACGAGATAAATACATGGCGATCATCAAAGAACAAGCTGATCAATATAAACACTATAATCGTAGTGTGGAGTGGGTAAAGAAGTTATTAAAAAATCCAAACCCAGACTATGAAATTGCAAATAAGATGGCTCAAGAAGCAGCCAAGAAATTAAGGATTGAAATAGATGAGTGATCCAAAAGACATCCAAGTTGGTGGTGACCATTACAAGCGACACACCATACAACCTATAGATGTCATGAAAGAATACCTATCAGAAGAAGCGTACGAGGGATTTCTGAATGGTAATATTATTAAGTACGCGCTACGGTGGAGATTGAAAGGTGGTGTTGAGGACTTGAAGAAGTGTCAACATTATGTCGCATTTTTAATCAAACACATGGAGACTAAAGATGGACATCAAAGCAATGATTGAGCAATTGCGTGAAGAGTTCGCCATGGCACATATGAATAATACCAGAGTCATGGAGATTATTGATACGCTATGGAAAGAGAATCAAGAACTCAAACGTTTAGCAACAATGAAGTTCAAAGATATTGACGACGAAGAATAATGACAGAACATGATAAAGCTTGGATTGTCACTATGATTGTATTTGTTATATTTTTAATAGTTATATTATGAGCAATAAAAAAGAACGTAGTAAGAAAAGCCTAGCTGGACCAGGCATTGATCTTGACTTCAGTGGCGCACGTACGACATACGACTTTCTCCAAAGTAATGCCTTCGTTCGCGGACTTATGGGACCTGTAGGTTCAGGCAAATCCTATGCGTGTGCTGCTGAAATCATGATGAGAGCTGTACGTCAAAAGCCATCACCTCAAGATGGCATTCGCTATACAAGATTTGTAATTGTCAGGAACTCATACCCAGAGCTTAAGACGACAACGATTAAGACATGGCAAGAGTTATTTCCTGAAAACACTTTTGGTCCGATGTTATATACACCTCCAATCACGCATCACATACGCCTACCCTCCCGAGGTGATGCCGCGGGCATAGACTGCGAAGTGATTTTCTTAGCATTGGACCAACCTAAAGATGTACGTAAATTGTTATCCTTAGAACTTACAGGAGCATGGGTCAATGAAGCAAGAGAACTTCCAAAAGCTGTTATTGATGGTCTCACTCATCGGGTTGGTCGCTATCCTACACAACGGGATGGTGGACCGACTTGGCATGGAGTGTGGATGGATACTAACCCAATGGATGATGATCATTGGTGGTTCCGCCTAAGTGAGAAAGAACCGATCACAGGTAAGTATGGATGGGACTTTTTTAAACAACCTGGTGGCGTCGTAGAAGTATCCCCTGAAGATTTACCTGAGAATCCTGAAGCCAACGATCATATCTTTGCGGGTGGTCGTTGGTGGACGATTAATGGTAAAGCTGAGAACGTCAACAACTTACCCGGTGGTTACTACAGTCAGATGCTAGGCGGTAAGAACTTAGATTGGATTAGATGTTACGCTGAAGGTAAATATACTTATGTGCAAGAAGGTCGACCTGTCTGGGGTGAATACGATGATAATCTCATGAGTTCTGCTGAAATCGATTATGATCCTAACCTACCTATCCACATTGGTCTTGACTTTGGTTTAACTCCAGCAGCTGCGATTGGGCAACGATTAGCCAATGGTCGATGGGTTGTTCTTCATGAGATTGTGACTGAGGACATGGGTCTTGAGCGATTTGGTAATCAACTATTAGCAGAGATTAATGCCAAGTATCCTAAAGCTCAAGTGTTGGTTTGGGGAGATCCGGCGGGTATGCAACGTGATGCAATCTATGAAGTCACAGCATTTGATTATTTACGCACTTTAGGATTGCGTGCGCAACCTACAGCATCGAATAACTTTAGAGTCAGACGTGAAGCCGCAGCGGCACCGATGCAACGCTTGATTGCGGGTAAACCTGGACTCATGGTACATACTTCTTGTAAACGATTACGTAAATCCTTAGCCGGTGGTTATCATTTTAAACGTGTGGCTGTTGGTGCTGGGCAAGAACGATTCAAAGATAGTCCAAATAAGAATGAGCATTCACACATTGGGGATGCATTTGGATACTTACTCTTAGGCGGTGGTGAACATAAACGCATGACTAAGTCTGCGTTATCACAAAACACATTGATTTCACAAACTGTCGTGAATACTGACTTCGATGTATTTACACAGAATTGATCAATTACTACGGTCATTGCCACAACTAGACAATGGATATTATTTACCGTTTCATTCGGACCATTTGCTCAACTTTAAAGGCATTATTGAATATGAGTCCCAATCAATTACGATTGAAGATCGAATCCGTATGTTGGAATACCAGTCTCAACTTGGTCCTAGCATTACTGCGTTTGTTAATAATACTCCTGTCGCTGTGTTTGGTTGTGTGTTTCTCTGGCAAGGAGTGGCTGAAGCGTGGTCGTTACTCACACAGCAATCCAGAAGATACCCAATAGCTATGACTAAAGCAGCAATTGCATTCTTTGATATCTGCCAGATATTATTTAATTTACATCGTATTCAAATTACCGTAAAATGTAATGATCAAAGGGCTGTACGATGGGCTAAGCATTTACGTTTTATATCCGAAGGAACGATGATTGGTTATAGTGCAGATAAAGATGACACATATATGATGAGGAGAACTTAATGGGTGGTTTATTTGGTGGCGCACCTAAGATGCCAAAGGTCGATACATCTGCACAAGATAAAATGATTGAGCAGACACAACAACAAATTGAAATGCAACAAGCAGAAACAGAGCGACTACGTACACAAGCAGAAGAAGAGCGTAGAACTATGGAAGAACAATTAGCATCTAAACAAGCAGCAAGACGTCGAGGTGGTAAACGATCACTATTATCTGAAGCACGCTTTATGCCAGAACTTGGTGTGACTGACGAAGATCAAACTCTCGGAGGTTAACATGGCTCAATCCTTATCATATAAAGAAGCCGTTGCTAAAGGTCTTGTCTACCCTGGACAAGAAGATGCCGCATTAAAACTTACAGGTGGCGGTAAAGGTTTTGCGGATACAGAAGCATATAAAAAAGCATTTGAATCATCATACCAACAACAAAAGCAAGCTGTTGAATCTTATCAGCCACAAATATCACAGATACAAAAAGATAGAGACTTAGCCCAACAAGCAAGAGATACATATTTAGCTAATGAAAGAGCCATTGAACGTAATCGATTTAGATGGAGAGATAGTCAATTTGCTGGTGCAAGTTCTGCTATGAACAGAGCATTGTCACAATATGAAAACATATTAGGCAAATATGGCGCTTCTGCTCGTGGTAAAGGTATTAATATTCGCTACTATGATCAAAATCGTTTTACATCATTCTTTAATACACAAGTTAATGAATTAGTGAATAAAAGACAAGCTGCATCTGAAGTTATGGAAAAGGCAATGGCTAAATACCAAGCCGCAACTAAAGAAGCAGTTAGTGCAGAAAAAAGAGAAACAGGTGCAGCGGCAGCAGCACGTAAAAGATTAACACGCGGTACTGCTGGACTATTAGCTAAAGCTGGTGGAGCTGGTGGTATGGTCGGAACAGGATTGCCAGACCTTGGTACAGGAGTAAGTGGTGGTTTAGGGATAGATGATCAATTAGGAAGAAAGGTAACATTATGAAACCAGAATTTAAAGATGATGGTAAACCAACAAATAAATACATGAAGTGGTTGTATGAAAATGATTTTGAAAAGTTTGAAGAGCTACAAGGTAAACATTTTACAACTAAAGCAAAGATGAAAGAAAATCCATTAGCTGATTACTTTAAAAAGAAAATGAAGAAAAAGGAGAAATGATGAGCAAACCAGGGTTATATGACAATATTAATAAACGAAAAAAAGCCGGTACAAGCAGATCAAAAAAGAATTCTACTATATCAGACAAAGCATACAAACATATGCTAGCTGGATTTAAGAAGAAGAAGTAAATGCAACTATATAGAGAAGCTTATTCGACACGAGACATTCAACAAGTTAGGCTTATTGAAGGTCACGCTTTCTCGTTAGGCTATGTTCGTGACTTTGCTAATCCATTACCAGCTGGACAAAGTATTGACATTGCTATTGCGTTTCCTCAGGGACTTAATCCAGTGTTTAGTATTTCTGGTTTATGTGCTGGCAATGCGGTTGGATACTTATATGAGAATGCAAGTGTCACAGGCGGTACATCATTACCAATTGCAAATCGTAATCGAGCAAGTACGATCGCTAGTCAAGGTGTTGCATTAGCCAACCCGACAGTCAATAATACAGGCACATTATTGCTTGAAGAAATATTAACAGGCGGTGTAGGTAAAAAAGGGGGTGGAGGTGAAGCTGGTGGTAATAACCTGATCCTCAAAGGACTCACTTCTTACCTATTTAGATTAACCAATGCAGACATTAATAACAATGCTCATGCTGCTGAAATTATATTAAGTTGGACTGAATAATGGTTGCTAAGAAATATCAAAATCCTACAGGTGGACTCAATGAAAAAGGACGTAAACACTTTGAAAGAAAAGATGGTGGAGATCTCAAACCACCACAAAAGTCTGGGACAGATGGTCGTCGTGTCAGTTTTGCTGCACGGTTTAGTGGCATGGATGGTCCTTTAAAAGATGAAAAGGGTAGACCAACAAGATTGAAACTCGCACTGAAGAAGTGGGGTTTTAGTAACAAAGCAGAAGCAAGAGCATTTGCTAACAAAAATAAAAAGGGATAAGTATGGTAGACATGATGAGATTAAGTGCTGAAGATGTGTTAAAGCGTCATGAAAAAGCACTGATAAAAAAAGAAGACTTTAGAAACTTATATGAAGAAGCATATGAGTTTGCTCTACCACAACGTAACTTATATGACGGACATTACGATGGTAAGGTCGGTGGTACTAAAAAAATGAATCGCGTGTTTGATTCTACTGCAATCAACTCGACACAACGATTTGCTAACCGTATGCAATCTGGAATCTTTCCTCCACAACGTAAATGGTGTCGACTAGAACCAGGACCAGATATTCCTGAAGATCGTAAAGCTGAAGCACAAGCTGCATTAGATGTATACAATGAAAGATTATTCTCAACATTAAAACAATCTAACTTTGATATTGCTATTGGTGAATTCTTACTTGACTTGTCTGTGGGTACGGCAGTGATGATGGTGCAACCAGGTGACGAGATTAATCCGATTAACTTTGTTCCTGTACCACAATACTTAGTATCTATTGAAGAAGGTGCTAATGGTCAAGTAGATAATGTGTATAGACGTATTCGTCTTAAAGGTGAAGTGATACAAAGACAATGGAATGATGCAAAGATTCCAGAAGAGTTACAGAAGAAGATTGATGATAAGCCAACTGATGATGTTGAATTAGTTGAAGCAACCATCTTTGATCAGAAACGTGGTGATTATTGTTATCATGTCATTCATAAAGAATCTAAAACAGAATTAGTGTATAGACGTATGGATTACAGTCCTTGGATCGTATCACGCTATGCTAAAGTCGCTGGTGAAATCTATGGTCGTGGTCCACTCATCACAGCATTACCTGATGTGAAGACATTGAATAAAACAAAAGAACTTGTATTGAAGAACGCATCATTAACAATCTCTGGTGTATACACAGCAGCAGATGATGGTGTCTTAAATCCTAACACTGTGAAGATTATGCCAGGTGCAATTATACCTGTAGCACGTAACGGTGGTCCACAAGGTGAATCACTCAGACCATTACCACGTGCTGGTGACTTTAATGTATCACAATTAGTGATTAATGATTTAGTGGCTAACATCAAACGCATCTTACTTGATGAGTCATTACCACCAGACAATATGTCAGCTCGATCAGCAACTGAAGTGGTAGAAAGAATGAAAGAATTATCACAAAACTTAGGTTCTGCATTTGGTCGACTCATTAATGAAACAATGATTCCATTAGTATCCAAAATACTGCAAGTGATGGATGATCGTGGTATCATTACATTACCATTAAAAGTAAATGGTTTAGAAGTGAAGATTAGTCCTGTTGCTCCATTAGCAATGGCACAAAATATGGATGATGTACAAAACATCCTACAATATGCTCAGATTGCACAACAAGCTGGACCAGCCGGACAAACAACAATTAAAGTTGAAGAAATGATGGATTACATTGCTGAGAAGTTAGGCGTGCCACAATCAATCAGACCTACGCCACAAGAGCGTATGATGATGAAACAACAGATGGCACAAGCTGCACAACAAATGGCAGCTGAACAGCAGATGGATCCAGAACAACAAGGATAATTTATGGCTGGATGGGAAGATTTAGAACAAGCATTACCGCTTGATATTAGAGATGTTAATCAAAAAAGAGATGATATAGATCGTCTCTGTCTTAGAGTCCTTGGGGGTGAGGACGGCGAACAGTTGATTAAATGGCTGCGTGAAGCAGTTGTTGAGCAACCTGTTGCCTTGCCAGGTAGCGATCCTAGCTACGCTTACTACCGAGAAGGACAAAATAGTATCGTAAGGGACTTAGAAGCAAGGCTAATTAGAGCAAGGAAATTATAATGAGCGAAGAAGCAATCGAGCCTAGTGTGGAGCAAGAAGAAAGCACTGGCTTACTCGATGGAGCTACTGCTGAAGTCGAAGAAGCCAATGTTGATGAGAATCCACAAAAAGTAGAAATAGATCATCGTGATCCTGAAGAGTTAAAAGCCAAAGAAGAATTTGGTTTGAATGAAGAAGACGATGATGAACCATTAGAAAGACCAGATTGGTTTCCTAAAAACTTTTGGAAAGAAGAAGAATCTGAACCAGATCTTGAAGGCATGGCTAAATCATGGTCTGATCTACGTAAGAAAATATCACAAGGTAAACATAAAGCACCAGAAGATGGTAATTATGATTTGTCTGCATTTGGTAATACACCAGATGATGATCCGATTAGACAACACGTTGTTGATTGGGCAAAAGAATATGGTGTCAGCCAAGCTGCATTAGACGACTTAGTAGGACAAGTTGTTGATATGAATATGCAGAATGCTGAAACATTCAACATGAATATTGAACAAGAAAAGAAAGCTTTAGGTCCCAATGCTGATGCACGTATTCAAGGCATTGTAAAATGGGGTGCTAATCTTGTTCAAAAAGGCGTCTGGGGTAAAGATGACTTTGAAGAGTTTAAAGTCATGGGTGGTACTGCAAAAGGTATCTCTGCATTAGAGAAACTTAGAGCATCATACGAAGGACGTTTACCTACAGAAACAGCACCAGTTGAAGGCGCACCATCAAAAGATGAGCTATATCAAATGGTCGCTGATCCTAAATACAAAACCGATCCATCTTATCGAGCTAAAGTAGAAAAACTATTCTCACAAAATTTCGGTTAAACGCTTGACAATTTGCCTTGTCCTCGACTATAATCGGGGATAAGGCTTATTGTATCTATTCTTGATATAACCCTTAACGCAAGTAACCTTGTCGAATGGCTGTCGTAAACAGCAAGTTCTAGCCCAGTTTCACTGGCATACTAAAGCGATTAATTTTACTTTATTAATTACTATAAGGAGTCAATAATGGCTATTGGTTTATCTAATGCTTTTGTTACCTTATTTGATGCCGAAGTTAAACAAGCTTATCAAGCTAAAGCAGAGCTTGTTGGTGCTACTAGACAAAGACGCGGCGTTGAAGGTTCAACAGCAAAATTCCCTAAAGTGGGTAAAGGCGTAGCAACATTACGTATTCCACAAACAGACGTAACACCGTTAAATGTGGATTTCTCACAAGTAACAGCAACATTAGAAGATTGGAATGCAGCAGAATATTCTGACATCTTCATGCAACAAAAAGTTAACTTTGATGAAAGACAAGAATTAGTACAAGTTGTTGCTAATGCGATCGGTCGTCGTCAAGACCAACTTATTATTGATGCTTTAACAGCATCTTCAACATCTAAAACTGTGTCAAACGACATCGGTGGTACAGATACTAACCTGAACCTAGACAAACTTCTTGAAGCTAAGAAATTACTAGATGCTGGTAACGTACCTCCACAAGATCGTCACATGGTTATTCATGCTAACTCTTTAGCATCGATCTTAGGTGAGCAAAAACTTACATCATCTGACTATGCTTCAGTTAAAGCTTTAGTACAAGGCGAAATCAATACATTCTTAGGTTTCACATTCCACGTACTTGGCGACAGAACTGAAGGTGGTTTAGCTATTGATGGTTCTTCAGACAGAACAGTTTGGGCATTCCATAAAGATGCTCTTGGTTATGCTGAAGGCATGGGTCCTAAAACAGAGATCAACTATGTACCAGAGAAAACATCGTTCTTAGTGAACTCAATGTTCTCAGCTGGCGCAGTTGCTATCGATGCTGAAGGTATTGTTCAAATCACATGTCGTGAATCATAAGGAGATATTACATGGCTTATACTAAAGACAATTTACAACCTATCGGTGGTCAGTCTAAAGCTGGTAACGCTCCTCAAATGTGGAGTTATACAGCACCAGCAGCTGATGCTATTGCTGATATCAACACCGCTGGCTACTTCAATGACGCATCTTACGTATTAAAAGTGGGTGACTTAATTCATGTATGGGACGCATCTGTTCCTACATCTACATTAGTTACTGTACTTTCTAATGCTTCTGGCGTAGTTGACGTATCTGACGGTACAGCATTATCAGTCGCAGACGCTGACTAAGTTGTTTAATGCGAATCAGGTAGGTGCTTTGGTGCCTACCTATTTGCACATTTAAGGAAAAGAAAATGGCAACAGGTGATACCGATATAAGAATATGCTCTGATGCACTGCTGATGCTAGGTGCAAACCCTATCTCATCGTTTACAGAAGGTACTGATGAATCTAATATTTGTGATCGACTGTATCCGGACATTAAGATTCGAGCATTAACGATGTATGATTGGTCATTTTCATTTAAGAAAGTACAACTAGCTAGGCTAGTTACAACACCTACCAACGAATACAAATATGAATATCAACTACCATCTGACATTATTGGCAGACCGAATGCCATATATGATACAGATGATGTAGGCGCACCAAGAAGACGTGAATACAGATTAATAGGCGACAAACTATTAACAGACTATGAATCAGTCTATATTGACTATCAATACAATGTACCAGAGTTTGCATTACCACACTACTTTGTACAGTTACTTAAATATGAAATGGCTTGGCATTTAGCATTACCAATTACAGACCAAGCAGATAAAGCAGAGTATTGGAGAACCATTGCAGAAGGCACACCAGGTGAGAATGGTCGTGGTGGCTATATACGCCAAGCAATGAATATAGACAGTCAAGGTAATCCAACTAACGCAATACAAGATTTCTCATTAATTAATGTGAGGTACTAATGGCTCGCTTTGTAAACATACAAACGAACTTTACAACAGGTGAATTAGATCCTCTTGTCCGTTCACGTATTGATTTAGATGCATATAATAATGCATTAGAAAAAGCAGAGAATGTCATTTGCCAACCACAAGGTGGCGTTAAAAGACGTCCAGGTCTAAAGTATATTACAGAGCTAGGCGGTAGTCCAGGCAATGGTGTACGTCTTGTACACTTCGAGTTCTCAGTTAATGATAGCTACATGCTCGCATTTACGAATCAACGCATGTATGTATTTAAAGATAAAGCTCTTGTCACTAACATCAATGGTTCAGGAAATGATTATCTAGCTGTATCTGCTATTACAAGCGCACGTATACCAACCATGTGTTGGACACAATCTGCTGATACATTAATTGTAGTACATGAAGATATGAACCCAGTGAAAATTGTTCGAGGGGCATCTGACAGCGCATGGACAGCTTCTAATGTTACATTTGACTCTATTCCTAAATATGCATTTACTTTATCTACTTCTAATCCAGCTACTACATTAGAGCCATCGGTTGTGGCTGGTAAAGTCACATTAACTGCTGGCACAAGTGTATTTAACTCTAGTCATGTTGGACAGTATATCAATGCAGATCCACAAGGTCGTGCAAAGATTATTGAATATGTAAGTGGCACTGTAGTGAATGCAGTCACAGAGTTTCCATTTTTTAATACTACTCCTATTGCATCAGGGGATTGGGAATTAGAAACAGGATATGAAAATGTATGGTCAGGATCAAAAGGTTATCCTAGAACAGTAACATTCCATCAAGGTCGATTATACTTTGGTGGTAGTAAATCAAGACCATCAACTATTTGGGGATCTAAAGTAGGCATCTTCTTTGACTTTGAAGCTATTGAAGGATTGGATGATGATGCAGTTGAAGCAACACTAGATACCAATACATTTAATGCGATTACAGATATGATCTCTGGTCGTGACTTACAAGTCTTTACATCTGGCGGTGAGTTCGTAGTACCTCAGGAGGGTCTTACTCCGATTACACCAACAGACTTTTTCCTACAATCTGTATCACGTAATGGTATTAAAGAAGGTGTGCGAGTACAACAGTTAGAATCTGGTGTGTTATTTATACAGAGACAAGGTAAACAGTTATCTGAGATTGCATACTCTGATACACAGCTCACTTATGTTACATCTAAGATCTCATTACTCTCTGGACACTTGCTTAAAAGTCCTAAGTCCATGGATATTAGACGTGCGGTGAATACAGACGAAAATGACTTACTATTAATTGTTAATGAAACTGATGGATCTATTGCAGCATTCTCATTATTGCGTGCGCAGAACGTCATAGCACCATCCGAGTTTACAACTAATGGTGATTATGTAGATGTTGGTGTAGACATTACAGATATTTATACAGTAGTAAAACGTGACGATAATGGTACAGACAAGTACTATGTTGAAGTGTTTGATGACACAGTTAATACTGACTCCGCAGTAACTGGAGGTGCAGTGTCTAGTTTAGATGCATCACATCTTGATGGACAAACAGTGCATGTTATTTCTGATGGATTAGTGGAGTTAGATCAAACAGCAGACAGTGCAGTGACATTTACAAATACACCAACCACATCGTGCGAGGTAGGTATGCATTTTGATGTTGTTGTCAGAACCATGCCGATTGACGTACGTATGCAATCAGGTACACGTATTGGCTTCAAGAAACGTATTGTAGAAGTTAATGCATTGTTATATGAAACACAGAATTTAGTCATCAATGGCAACTTAGTTCCAATAAGAACATTAGGTTCTGGAGCATTAGATTCAGCAGTGCCTGAGTTTACAGGAACAAAGGTACTTCATGGTATACTTGGATATAGTAATAATGGACAAATAACAGTGACACAAAACACACCGTTGAAGTTCACATTACTTGGTTTAGAATATAAAGTAGCAACACATCAAGGAACGTAATTATGGGATTTGCAGCCGCACCAGCAGCAACAACAACATTTGGATCGACAGCATTCTGGGCGGGAACAGCCGCAGCTGCTCCAGTAGCTACTGCTAGTTTTGTTCCAACATTACTTACTGCTAGTCAAGGCATATCTACTAGTGGCTTATTGAGTGGATTTAGTTTAAGTAAATTATTACCTACATTAAATCAAGCAGCACCATACTTGTATTTAGGGTCACAAGCTTTAGGAGCTGGAGCTAGGATTGGTGAAGGTAATTATCAAAGCCGTATGTATGATTTACGTAATTTAGAATTACAGGCTAACCTATCTACTAAGCGCATGAATGCTGAGATTGAATCAGTAGAACGTCTTAAAAAGCTAAAACGTGTTATGGCAAACAATGTAGCACGCCAATATTCTGGTGGAGTATCTGGTTTAGATGGATCTGCAAAACTATATGACACTATTGCGCAACAAGAATATGGCAAAGATTACGCAGTTGCTATGTTAAATATTGAGAATGAATTGATTAAAGGTAACGTACAGTCAAATATCTTTGAAGCAACATCACAACAAGTAGTCAACAATGCATATCTTGACTCAGCTGTTCAGTTAGGAACTGCGGCATATAACTATAAACGATTAGGATTTCCTAGTGGAGGAACACCATAATGGCTGAAGAATATAGAAGATCATTGTTAGGAACAGCAGGATCTAATTTAGAATATTCAAATATTGAAGAAGGCGTGCGATCATCAAGACGAATGCAAGATAGATTGAGTCAATTATCTCAATTTGCATTTAGAGACTTGACAGAACAAGCAACTAGACAAGGTCAAGAATATGCTGTTAAAAATAGACCATCATTAAAACAGATTGGTGATGCAGTACGCAAAGGTGAAGATGTAAAAGCATTATTTGCACAGCCTGGCACCGTGTTTGGTGATAATGCTCGTGTGATGCAAGCTGAGTTGTTTAGACAAGATGTTTCACAAAATTTAAACAATCGTATTGCAGATGTAATTAATGCAGTAGATCGTGGAATGTATGAAGGTGATGCAAATGAATTTGCTGATAGCATACAAGCTGAGATTGATGGTATTTATAATGTATTAGCTGATATTGACCCACAAGCTGGATTAAAGTTTAAAGCACATGGAGTGACATTATCAAATACAGTATATGAGAAAATATTAGGCAAACAAACAGAACAGTTTATCGCTGAAAAAGAAGCAGTTGTTGAAACTCAAAAACAAGCTTATTCTACGCTATTATCTGCTAACTTAATTAAAGCAAATGGTAACTTTGCACAAGCGGTTGCTTTAACGATGTCTGTCAAACAAGATTTATTTGATGCATATGACGCATTACCAAGTGGAATGATAGATGCTCACTACAACGATATTATGGCATTAGAGCAAGAGGTATTTAAACAATCTACAATGTCTATTATTCAAAATAGTCCTAAATTAAAGAATAACTTTGACGGTGTATATTCAAACTTAATCGTGAATAATCCACCTGAAGAATTAGATTTTTATAGATACTTGCCAGAACAAACCAAAATGGAAATTGTTGAATCTGTCCAAGCTTTAAATTCTCAAGAATATGATATAGCAACCAAACAGTATACGTTAAAAGAGCGTAATGCTAAACAGTCTCTTGCTAAACTAAAGAATGATTTTACTAAACTAGAAAATACTACTGATCAGCAAGATCCTGATCGTCAAGAAAAGTTAAAACAAATCGAAGTTGAAATTGATCGCTTAGCTCAGATGCATCCAGATACGGTAAGCCGGTCAGAATGGAATTCATTTAAAAACAAAGAGTATCAAGAAGTTAATGAGTTTGATGATGATGCACTTGAGATACGTAAAAAAATACAACGCCAAGAATTTCCTGATTATGCAGATTTAGAGGAATACGTATTAAAGAACTATCCTGATAAATTTACTACTCCTAATGAAGTCAGTGCTACCTTTG